GAAGGTATATCAGGGGAATCCTCTGAATCAGGATGGTACTTTGAAACTGGATAAGATTAAGTCAGTTGATGAATTGACGGATGAAGACTTCTTGCATCCTACTAGAAATGTAGAATTGCCTAGCTTACCAAAGAAAATTGCTGATACTATCGGGACAGAAGGCAAGCCAGTTGTTATCAAGAAGAATATCTTTGAGCGTAATTATATGAGACATAAGGACGTTACTCCTGAATTGAGTAAAGTAATCTTTAAGTCTGCTTTGTACAATCCTGATTTGTATGGTCAGAATCAAAAGAAATCCAGACCATATAATTGGGTACTTATCAACACAAAGGACGAGAAGGGCAATAACCGCACAGTATTATTAGAGGTAAATCATAATAAGGATAATGTGGAAATCGTTCATTGGCACTTTGTGAATGATAAAAATTTGGGATTGATAAAGAAACAAGCCATCCGTGAGGGCGACCAAGTCCTCATACTGCCTTCTGAACAATCAGAAGAGGTTGGTGGTCTTTCCAACCTTACGGATGACTTATCTGCTGCAAAGATAGACAATTCTTCTGAAACTACCAAGGAAAATGGCGAAAAAGTTGATGTTGAGGAGCCAAAAACTTTCGAGGAGTTCCTGAATCATCCTTCTTTGAAGTTCTCTATCAAGAATGAGGAGCAGAGAAAAGCGGCTGAGAATGCTTATGAATATGCTTCCAAACTTCGTCCAAACAAGTCTTCTAAGTATGCTCTTGTGGATATGAGCAATCCTTCAAACTCTCCTCAGTATTACGAGAAGAAAGTGTTGGCTGATAGATGGAGACGATTCTATAATAAGGTAGTTCACAACGAGTTGGATGATGTGTATAAGGATGCTTGGGGTAACTACAAACTCTTTGACCTTGACCGACCTTTTGCTGACCAAGTGAATGAGGTGAAGGGTGATGTTCCTAGCGAGTTCAATGCTCCTGATGTGGTGGCAAACAAAAATGCCGACAACGAAAGCGGTGCAGAGTATCATGAATACAAGCAAGACGAACCATCGTCTATTACTTATAAGGATAGATATAAGGCTTTCAAGCAACGTGAGGCTAACAGAGAGAAGACTGCCGGATTGAGAAAGGAACGGAAGGAAGTAGAGGATGTCTACAAATCAAAGAGCGAAGAGCGTGTTGAATACAACAAGCAACTGATGAAGGAGTATATGGACGAGCATGGTTTGTCTTCTGAAAACGATATTCCTTATGATGTTTGGGATAATTTGAGAAGTAAATCTTTCGAGAAGTATCAGGATGAGTTGGATAGTCTGTTTAATAAGTATAAAGACTTGGATAAACAGATTAAGGCAGTAGCGGAACCTCGTTTCTCTTTGAAGGATGAGAAGATTAAGAGTGTTGCAGAAAAATTTGGGGTAAATGAGGATGATGTTGCTATGTATGCGAATGCTGTAGAGAAAGGTTCTACTGCTGAGGCAGCACGTGCCAGAGCAAACATCAAACGATATTTGTTGCAGGCAAATGAAGACAAGATTTCCTCATTTAAGGAACTTATGAAGTACACCGTGCCAGTAAATGAATCCTTGAAAGAGAACTTTGGTGACCTTGATGCAATGATTGAGGAACAAAGAAAGCAGGTGGAAGCTGAGCGCAATGCTATGGAAGCTGCAAGAAAAAGAGCGCAGGAAGAGGAAGAGAAGAGACAGAAACATCTGGATGAACTCTCTCTGATTCCAACTGATGAACTTGATAAGCGTTATATGGATGCCATTGCTAATAATGATGAATCAACGGCAAGGGAAATGCTTGATGAATCAGCTAGACGCAAGGGTTATGGTGACGTTGATAGCGATTACCAAGGTCAGGGAGCGTGGGCTGCTCCATCAAATCCTCAATATGAGTCAGATGAGGCAAGAAGAGCCGACATAGAAAACTCTCCTGATGTAAACTTGGAAGATATTGCATTAGGCTATAGTTTGCAGCCTGATGATTATTTCGACAATCCAAGAGCGTATATGAACAATACTGCTTATGGATTGGAGTCTGCTCATGTTATAAAGAATGCACTTGATGCCATTAAGAATGGCGAGAAAGATGTTAAGGTTAAGGTTTATCGTGCCGTTCCTACTTCTGTAAAGGAAGGAAAGTTGCGTAATGGTGACTGGGTTACTCCTTCAAAGAAGTATGCTGAAATGCACGGTGACAATAGGTTGGAAGGAAAATATCGTATCATTGAAGACGAGGTTCCTGCAAATCAATTATGGTGGGATGGCAATGATGCTAATGAGTTCGGCTTTGATGATGGCAAGGAATACAGATATAAGAATGCCAAGAATAATCGTAAGTTGAATGACCTCATAACTTATGATAATAAAGGCAACGTGATACCTCCTTCCAAGCGTTTCAATTCTCGCAAGAATGACATCCGTTTCTCTCTCGCTGGTGAGCGTGGTGCGGCTGATATGGCTGAGGACTTGAAGAGTCTGAACACTCCTGATGAGGTGGATGATGCTATCAAGACTGCTATTGAGGATATGCCGAGCGGCTGGAAGATGGCTAACAAGAAGATGATTCATATTGCTCAGGCTCTGGGCGAGAACCGCAAGGCAGAGATTGCTGGCGAGGAACCTAAGTTCTCCCTGAAGGATGGCACTCTCATTAAGGCTGGAACCTACTTTAGCGGTGGCGGTCTTGTTGAGGAAGGCTTGAAGGGTATCATTGACCCAGTGGTGGCAGTGGAGTATGACGAGAAGATAAGCGGTGTTTATCGCAACAACTTCGGACAGCACATCGTTACTGCTGATGTTCGTGATGTTGACCCTAAGGAGTTGGTGAAACAGATTGATGGCGAGGTGGAGTACTTCCATGCCAGCCCAGTCTGCAAGAACTACTCTCAGGCGAAGAGTAACCATGCTGAGGTGGAACTTGACAAGGAGACTGCTGCTAGTACTGCCGAGTTCATCAATGCTATCAAGCCAAAGGTGGTGACCATTGAGAATGTGAAGGGATATAAGGATTCAGATGCCATGAAGACTATTACCGATGCTCTGGATGCAAACGGCTATACTTGGGATGCAGATGTGTATAACGCTGCTGACTATGGCGGCTACACCAACCGAGAGAGATTGATTGTCCGTGCGGTTCGTGATGGTAAACTCCCTGAAAAGCCAAAGAAGATGGCACACAAGAGTGGATGGTATGAAGCTGTGGCTGATATTATTCCGACCCTGACAGAGAAGAAGAATGGTGTGGCTCCTTGGATGGATATTCGCTTGAAGGCTGATGGAATTGACTGGAGAAACATTGACAAGCCATTGTATGTAATGGGTAGTGCCTATGCTGACGGCAAGATTCCTCATGCCTTTGCTGATGAACTCCTGCCAACACTCCGAACGAAGAGCGGTGATGTAATTGTTATGCCTGACGGCAAGGTGTATCGTGCTATGGGCAGAGTGCTCGCAAGAGTATCAGGAGTGAGCGATGATTACAAAATGCCATTCTCTGAGAATCTGAGCCATACCATTATCGGCAACGGAATACCTACCCAGTTGACGGAACATGTTATTGCTCCTCTGCTTACTGGCTCTGACCCTAAGTTTAGCATCCGTACCTATCATGGTACTGGTGCTAGCTTTGACAAGTTCGATTTCAGCCACATGGGTGAAGGCGAAGGTTCACAAGCATTTGGCTGGGGTGGTTATGTTACCAACTCTAAGGATATTGCTGAGGACTACACAAGACGTGCAAAGATAAGGAAAGATAATGGCGGTTTTGAATTTGTGACAGATATGTCTGCCAATAACAAAGATATGGTAAGACAATATATATATAAACATAAAGATGTAAACAAGGGATTGGATGCTATGAGAAAAGACCTTTCTTCTGCTCTAGAAATGTTCCCTGATGATGATGATTTAAAGGAACTTAGCAATATTCTTGCAAAGAATAATGAGGAAATAGCTGTTCCTGATAATATTGCTTATCTTTATGATGTGGATATTCCTGATGATAATGGAGATTATCTTGATTGGGATGCTCCTTTGACAGATAAACAGAAGAATACAATCATTAAAGAATTAAGGCGATTAAAAATAGATTTTGCCGACTTTAAAAAGCGTGGTTTTTCTTTTGATGGTTCATTTGGCGGTAATGCCTATGATTTTCTAATGTATGCTTTAAGAAAAACAAAGAAGTGGAAAGATGTAAATGCTAGTCGTGCAGTTAGTAAGTTCCTGTCTTCTATTGGTTTCACTGGTATCAAGTATAAGGCTGGTACTATCTTTGGCGGTGCAAAGGAAGATGATTACAACTATGTGATATTTGATGAGAACAATGCCAATATCGTGGGGAATACCCGATTCTCTTTGCGCTATGACCAGTTTGAACACGACCTGAACCAGTGGAAGAAGGATAATAATCTGCCTAAGGATGCCCAGCGACCAACCATCCCACAACGAAACGCTGGTGAGAGTGCCGTTGACTTTCTGAGGAGAGTAGACGAGTACCGAAAGCAGATGGCTCTGTGGAAGACTGCTCCAACCTACGAGCAGCACCTTCTGAGTGATGATACTGCCCTTGGAGAGTTCAACCGAGAGTTGCAGCGTGGTTCTGTGCTCAAACGTATCGCCTTCCAAGATAGCATGCTGGCTATCCGCAAGGCTCAGGAAGCTATCATGAAGGAAGTGGGTGTTGACCGCCTGAACATGGCTGAGGATGCCTATACTGCCGAGAACCGCAGTCATGGCAAGGGAAAGAACGAGTTTGAGGAGTACAATAATGAGTTCTTGCAGCCATTGAGAAAGGCTTATCATCAGATGAAGAAGGTACTGGGTGATAGCTATGATAATGTACGTATCTACATGATGGCTAAGCATGGTTTGGAGCGTGATGCGCAGATGGCTTTCAAGAAGTCTCTGGAAGCTGACTATGAGGACGTGGCTCAGAGAAGTGCGGCATACAAGGCTTACAAGGGTGATATGAACCGTATCATTAATGATAGCGACTTGGAGTTTGGCAGAGTAGACTTCACTACTTGGAGACAGAGAGACAATGCTCTCAGGGTGAAATATTCTCCATCTTATATGGACTATCGCTACGACAAGAATGGTATTGCTTACGATTACTCAGGTTTGTCTGCTCTCTTTGACGGCTCAGACTTTGAGGAAGCTGCCCACAAGTTGATAAGTGAGATTGAGAGTAAGTATGTAGCTGAGACAAAAAATCTCTGGGATGCTACGAATGCGGCTACCAAGAAGATTCTCCGTGATGGCTATAAGGCTGGCATGATGAGCAAAGATACTTATCAGTATGTGCGTGATATGTATAGCCATTATATTCCTCTCCGTGGTTGGGATGGTACTACTGCCGACCAAGTATGGGACTATATCGGTGGTGGCAAGGGTGCGTTCAACCAGACCTTGAAAACGGCACATGGACGAACCTCTATCGCTGACGACCCTATCGCATACATCGAGAATATGGCAGAGAGTGGAATCCTGCTGAACAACAAGAACTGGGTGAAGCAACACCTGATGCTCTTGGCTCAGAATCATCCAACTTCCCTGCTGACCCTGAGCAAGGCTTGGTATGTGAAGAGTACGGATGCCAACGGCAACGAGGAGTGGATTCCTGCTACACCGCAGATTAGTTCTCAGATGAATAGTAATCAGGTGAAGGCTGCCATTGATGCTTTCGAGAAGAAGATGGAGCAGATGGCTCAGGCTGGTGATGCTACTCAGAAGAGAGACGGATTGAACATAGCCTATCCTCAGACTCACAGCGAGGAGAGAGAGCATGAGGTAAGAGTGATGAAGGATGGCGAGGAGTACGTTATCTATGTGAATGGTGACCCTCAGTTGGCTCAGGCGATGAACAATACCAGAGCACACCGAGTGAGTGAAGGAATCAAAAATAGTATCAGTAAGAGGGTTATTGCTGTTGTTGGTAGAAAGATGGCTGCTGCCTATACCAGTCTTTCACCTCTCTTCATCCCTTCCAACTACTTCCGAGACCTGACCATGACGCTGGCATCTACAGCTATCCGTGAGGATGCAAAGTACAACTATCTGCTCAGAAAGAATCTTGCTACCTCTTGGAATCTCGGATTCATGCTGAGAGATTTTCAGAACGGAAAGTTGAGAGATAAGGTAAACAACGGAAACGCTACACCAAAGGAACAGATGTTCTATGACTTCATGATGAATGGTGGTGAAACTGGCTTTGTCTCTTCGCTTGACGTGGAAGACTTGAAGAAGAAATTCAAGAACGACTTGAAGGATTTGGATAGATGGAAGGCGAACCCAGTAAAGGTTGGTCACACAATCATGGATAGTATCGAGTTCCTGAACAGAATGATTGAGGATAGTAACCGCTTTGCAGTCTACATGACCTCTATTCAGTATGGACGTTCCATTGATGAGGCGGTGAATGATGCCAAGGACGTGACCCTGAACTTCAACCGCAAGGGTACTGGAGAACATAGCTGGCAGACTATTAGAAATCTCTATCTCTTCATCAACCCAGCAGTACAGAGTTTGCAGACCTTGGGTGCGCTTGCCAAGCATCATCCTTTCAAGTTCACGGCTGTTACTGCATCGTGGTTGGCGAGTGGTGTACTCGTACCTATTGTTAATGTCGCTCTAATGCAGTTGGTTGCTGCCTTTTTGGGTGGCGATGGTGATGATGATAAGGATTGGTACAAAGATATATCTAAGAAGTACTGGCAGTTCTCCAAGTGGGATAGACGAAACAACTTTATTATGTGGGTTCCTACTACCCATGAGTTCGTGAAGATTCCTCTTGCTCAGGAGTTCCGTGCTTTCTATGGCTTGGGAGATATGATTGCATCCAAGATGATGGGTGGCGAGTTGGCTGAGGAGAGTTGGGAAGACTATGGTTGGGATTTGGTTGGTCAGGTTGTGGATATGCTTCCGCTTGACCCTACTGGCTATGATGGCAATATTGCTGTCAGTCTGATGCCGAATGCTATTCGCCCAGTCTTTGAGTTGGCTTTCAATGTTGACTTCACTGGCAAGCCATTATTCAAGGACACAGAGTACAACAAGTATGACCCTAACTTTACCAAGGCATACGTGGGCACTCCTGATTGGTTGGTTCGTGCATCAAGGATGATGAATTCAATCGGAAACGACTATCCTAATGTGCAGCAGAACAAATGGGATGCTTTGGGTAACCCAAGATACAATCTGAATAACCCTGCTGTGGTTGACCATGTTTTGTCTTCTTACCTCGGTGGTGCTTACACCATGGGCAGTCAGGTGCTCGGTTTGCTTACCAAGTCGCTCAATGACCGGAAGGAAATCAAGGTGGCTGATATTCCATTATTCAGTAAGTTCGTCAGCAATCCTGATGATAGACCGGTTACTAAGAAACAAGGTGATGAGTTCTGGAATATGAAGGAGAACCACGACCGTGCAGCCAATACCCTGAGCAAGTTGAAGAAACAAGCTAAGGTGGATGGCGATTACTCAATGCTGGAGCGGTTCTACGGCTCAGAGGAGTATAAGAAGTACAAGCAGGATGATGTGAAGGTGAAGAAGTATGAGGAAGACAAGAAGAAGGAACGTGCTGAGGATAGTGGGGAGGAGTATAGACCTCACAAGTTGAATGCCGAGGATATATACAAGGCTCATGCTACTCCGAAGGATGATTTCGAGGACTTGAAGCTGAAACAACTCTACACCAAACTGAACGGATTCAAGACTTCCTATGACCTCTTGGTTGATACGGCTCCTAGTCAGAGCGATGGCTACTACAACAACAACAAGGCTGCCATTGATGCCATTGACGAGATTTCCCTTGACAAGCAGGAGATTTCCGAGTTGAAGAAAGGTTTCTTGGATGATGGCAAGGATGCCTACAACGCTGAGGACATGAAGCAGATTCGTGACCTGAGAAAGAAGATTCTTTCCGTGCTGGAGAAGGCTAACAAGGTAGTTGTGGCTAACCAGAAGGCAAAGGCTAAGAAGTAATACATATATGACTATCTCCTGAAAGTGCTATGCTTTCGGGGGATAATTGCTTTCAATCTGAAACTTTTTACCCCTTTTCTTGTGTGAATCTATCAATCTGTAAGTATTTACAAAGTTTAACTTTTAAAGTTGTGTATAAATGTAGCTATTTCCTAATTTGTTATTATATTTGCCACCTCTAAGATTTTTTATTAAATAAGTAAAAGAACCTCAATCATATAAACTTTTAGAAAACAATGGCTTATGAGAAAAGAAGAAGACGAAGACCAACGGGTCAGGAATTTGTTTAGAGAGATAACTAAGTTACTCCCTGAACGCAGCAAGATTAAGACGGACTTGCTTTATTTCAAGTATGCGCCTATATTGGTCATGCTTTTCAGATGGTATAGTGTATCTCAGTTCTACGACAGCAAGATGGAGATAACGCTGTGGTATGAAGAGAACGAGGAACCTATCTGGTTCTTCTACTTCATCACTTACATTCTTTACCCGATTTCTCTTTGGAAAGGTCAGGTACTGCACAGATTGTGCGTGGAGTGGAGAATACCGCTCTTATATGCAGCAGGAGTCAACGTAATACACATCATGTTCGGCTCTATCGTTATCACAAACAATATGTACTATTGTGATATGTTCCTGATTACACTCATTTTAATTTTATATGCTTATGTCGCAATTAGTAAATTACAGCATCATCGAAGCTGGACTTCGTGCTCTCGCAGATAAGGCACATGAATCAGCAGTTGCCCAAGCAGAGGGCAAGCCTATCCCTTGCGGTCTGTCGGAAGGAGATATGGAACTTGTGGCACTTCTTACTGCCATGATGAATGATACACAAGCCAACAAGGGCTGGTGTGCTCACGAAATGGGCAAATCTATCTCTTCCTTCGAGAAGTATGTTCACGATGGCAAGATACCCGAAGGCATCCACGACCAGTTCGGGCATGAAAAAAAGTGGAATAAGTCGCTCATCCGATACTTTGCCAACAAGAAGGCTTTCTTCCGCAAGCTATCACGAAAGTATGGCATAAACCTCTAGATGTAGCTACACATTATATATATATAGGAGAGACCCAATCGCCCCTCCTGCATATTTACGACCTTTTCCGAAACCATAAATCTTTACTCATCAAGCACTTATATAATCTTTTACGAGTTTATCAATCTCTATTCATATTATTCGTATCTTTGTACTCGTAACGTTACGTAGTATTAATCAATTAATGTTTAACAAAATATTCAGGATAATATGGAAAGTAAAACGTATGTATTCGGAAATGAAGGCTCCACATCTAACAATGGGATGCTCGGTCTTCTTGCGCCTCTGCTCCAGAAGCAGGGTGTTGACCCAAATGTCCTTCTTGCCATGAAGGGAAACAATGGTTTCGGTGGCGAAGGTGGATGGTTCATGTGGGTAATCTTCCTTTTCTTCCTCATGGGCTGGGGAGGTAACGGCTGGGGAGGTTTCGGCAATAATGGTCGTGGTGGTCTCGCAAACGAGATTAACAATGACTATGGTCGTGGTCTCCTGATGGATGCCATCGGTGGCAATCGCAATGCACTCAGCAATTTGGCTACCCAGTTGAACTGCACCGAAGGTCAGATTCAGAGTGCTATTTCTGCCTTGACTTCTCAGGTTCAGAGTGTAGGTAATCAGGTTGGTATGAGCGGTATGCAGACTATCAATGCCTTGCAGCAGGGTAATATGCAGATTGCTCAGCAGATTGCCAACTGCTGCTGCCAGACTAATAACAACATCACTACTCAGGGTTATGAGAGCAAGTTGGCTATCTGCCAGCAGACTCATTCCATCAACGACAATGCCAATGCAAACGCCTTAATGTTGCGTGACACCAACCAGTCTAACCATCTTGCCTTGATGGGTAAACTCGACCAGATGCAGACTCAGGCAATGCAGGACAAACTTGATGCACTTCGTGAGAAGAATAGTGCTCTTGTAGCACAGATTTCCAACGAGCATCAGACTCAGGCTTTGCAGGCATACCAAGCACAGATTATCACTCCAGTGAATGCTGCCCTTGCAGCCTTGCAGTCAGAGATAGCTGGCATCAAGTGCAAGTTGCCTAATACCGTATCTGTACCATATCCTCAGTTGAAGACCTACAATCCAGAGGTGTTCCAAGCAGCTGCTATGGGAGCATACGCTGGTGATGTAGCAGCAGCCAACGCAGCATCAACCGTAGGTTGTGGTTGTTAAAGGAAAGGAGGTAACTATGTTCCCTTTAAACTATCCTTTCAGCCCATTATTCCCAATGGTCAGGAGACGGAATCCTATCAAGAGAGTTGATATTGGCGGTATCTATGAATTGAAGACCAATGCACTTCAAGTAACCAACGAGAGTGTAGACTTCGGTATCAATCCTAGCTGCTACAAGGCTTTACCTTGTGAGAGTATCGTACTGCTAAAGATTCATCAGGGAGTGCCAACTGCTGGCGAAGACCTTCCAGTCAAGATTGTAGTGCCACACAATGGTGCAACAACCATCAGCACTACTAGCGGAACTACAAGTGGAACAACAACGGCTGGCACAACTAAGTCTTCCGTGGTAGACCATACTGGTTCTGCTGTAACTGGAGCTGGTCTTTCAAGCACTACGGAAGCTCTAGCTTATATCAACAAGAAGAGCGGAACAATCCGACTGCTTGGGTTTCAGCAACCAACTGGTGGCTAACAGAGTATTAACAATGGGGCAGATAGCAATGTCTGCCCCTATAAAAGAGAAAGAAAATGTTTCAAGGTTTAAGACAAAATTCCCTTTTTTACATATTAGACAAGGGAGGAGAAAAGCCGACTCTCAGAATCGGTCAGGTTATATCGGTAAGTGACCCTCAGCAGAAGTTCCCGACAACTTACATCCCGAATCAAGTGCCGAACTTCGACACAACGGTTGATGTAAAGGTGAAGGTTGGAGAACAGCAACTAAACTTCGAGAAACTGCCATCCACCGCTCAGATAGCTAACTCAGGAACTAATGGCGTGGTGGTCAGTGATAGCCGTGATGCCATGTGCGCAGAGGTTGATTCCATGCTCAGGCAAGCCAAGGGTATCTTGGAGAGTGTTGACTACAATAAGGCAGTAGTGGAATCATGTGATGAAATAATAGCCAAACTCAATCCTCAGATTGCCAAGGATAAGCAGCAAGAGCAGGACATCAGTAACCTGAAATCTGACATGAACGGAGTGAAGGGTACGCTATCCGAAATCAAATCTCTTCTGTCTGATGCCTTGAAGCTCAGTAAGAACTAATAAAGGTAAGAAGATTATGGTAATGATTGAGATTACAGAAGATAAGTTCGATGATTTGTATGACAACATCGAATCCATGCTTGGTTTGGGTAGCAAGGCTATGTCTTGTCTCAAAAAGATAAAGCAGGAGCGTATGGGTGAGCGTATGCCTGATTATCGTGACGATTGGAGAAGAGAGCGTGAGGAACGTGAAGAGCGTGAGAACAGACGTAGATTCAACAACGTGAACGATGATTGGAACTACCCTAACCGCTATGGTGAAAGAGGTGGTGGCGGCTACAATGGTGGCGGTCGCTAATGTTTAACTTGGGAGTTTTGGTAGCGACATTTATGTCGGAACCAGACTCCCTTTAATATTCAGTTCAGTAATATGGGAAAATGCAGAATGCCATTGGATATGTATGACCTCAAACCTGAGGGAATGGTTTCTTATCTCAGATACAATGGCTATCATTTCAGCAAGAAGATGTGCGAGTGGGCGGTGAGCCTGATGTACAAATATGACCCTTCCTCCAAGCGTGATGTAAGTGTCTCGTTTTGGGATAAGGAAAAGGTGGATGCCCTTCTCCTTGGTCAGGGTGTAGAGGTAAAGAATAAGATAGGCTACGACCATGTATATGTGGCGAATATGGCGAGGGCAGACTTCTACAAGTCTTCCATCAAGGATGAGGAGCAGCTAGCCCAGTTTATCAAGGATATGGTGGATGATGCCGACCAGAAGGATGGTTTCATCTTCAACCGATTCTATGCCGACTGCTGCCATAATGGTGTACCTATCCCTTGGGAAGATGTGTTATGATTGAAAGGTTAATACAACTTCCGAAATACGATTGGAGCATAGCATGTTTCATAGGTTATCAGCCACCTGATGCCGATGAGATATGCCATGCTCTTTCGGATATTGGCTGCAACGGAAATCCTTTATCGGAAGCATACGAGCATCTAACCAAGCAGAGTGCAGATAGAGGTCTGACCTATTCCAACCTATCAGAAAGAAGGAGTGTGCTTGCCATTGGAAAATGTGAATCAGATGGCAGCATCATCAACACAATAGGTCATGAGCTTCTTCATGTGGTAGCGCATATCTGTGAGCAGGATGGAATTGATATGCTGAGCGAGGAACCATGCTATATGATGGGGAGTCTGTGCGAGAAGTTCTTCAAGGTGTATGATTAATGTTGTTGCTTCTACTTGCAGCATAAGAAAAGGGTGAATCTTTTGACTCACCCTTCTTCTTTTATCTATATGGCTTACTCTCCATACTTTGGCTCCTCATACACCAAGTTATGCTCATCTACGTAAGCCTTGGCTTCTAAGTATGTATCAAACTCTACTGCGGTGGCTGTGTTCGTCTTGCTCTACCCATCCACTGTCACTAAATTTAAAGGTTATATCATCAAAGTGACTTCCATTATATTCTAAGCCCTCATTCCAACCAGAAAAGAAACGCAAATTACCACTCTTCTTTTTCTTTGCCAAATTCGTAAGGAACTCATTTACATTACCTGATATTTGTGTACCTACTAGCTGAACATCAAACAATGATGTGCTATTTAACAGTGAATCCAAAGTACCAGTTATGTTTGGGCAACTATGAAGAATCAGTTGCTCAATATCATAATTTGCCAATACAGATATATCACCTCTTACATTTGTATCTCCATACAATGAAATTCTTTTAATTTTTGTAGTACCTTTGAAACAAGAAATATCCCCATTTACACCCGAAGAGTTTGAACCTGTAAAGTTAGACATATTTTTACAGTATAACAATTCTGAAAGGTTGAATGCAAATCTTTCGCCATCAAAAGACAAATCAGACAACAATTCTCTTTTGTCAATATATATATGGCAATCAAAATTGCTGACATAATTGTTACCTAGTGTACTTTGTGCATCATTACCCGATGTATCGACAAGTTTTGAACCAATCATCCTAATTGCTGGACTTCCAAGGTTAGAGTTTATATACACCTTTTGCTTTGAATAGTCCGTTGCTGCTCCAGCTTTATAGTCAATGATGAGTTCGTCTAGTTTTCGTAGACTTTTGTTATTAACTATACCTTGGAGTTTAGTTACTAAACATTTTTCCATAATTATTTTATTTTAAAATTATTTGTTATAATTAAAATATGTATCAAGTGTCTTTATACGTTCAGTCAGCCAATTTGACACACGTTGTATTGAGTTATAATATCCTCCACCAGTTGGATTGTTAGTATACAAATGGCTTAAAGGAATTACACCTTGCATGGTCTTTGTTGCTTGCAAGGTACATCCACCCAAGGTGCAGGTATCGCCCTCATTGTAAGTCTTATCTTCTACATAGGTGTTGATGGACAGGTCATCTGTATAGCTTATGATTTCCCAGCCATCATTAACAAAAGCATCCCTGTGAGATGGGGTCTCATTATATACTTCAAATTCCTTTTTGTAGTTATCATATCCGACTGAGTTACACCATTTTGCAAGTAGTGAGACAATATTCTGTACAGAAAATATTTTATTATCCCTTAACTCCTTATAGCGTTTTTCTACTTCTGTTTTATACAGGCTTAGCAAATGGTCTGTTGGAAATCCCTTGCTTCCCAATATGTTTGTTGTACTGTCCTTATAGATATACATACCTTTTGTTTGACTACCAAAGATAGAATCTACATCATACAATGTTGGCATCGTACGCAAACCATTGTATAGAACCCATATCCAGTTTTTATGATAACCATCAATGTTGTATAGGATTTCACTAACTAACTCATAGTCTATGTATGGTGCTGGGATAAAGAATTTCTCAAATGTTTCTTTTGTGTTTGACTTACCCAATTCAGCAGCTGCGGAAGACAATCTTTTAATGTACTGCTTCACCTTACTACTAAGCTCATCTGTATCAGATAATTCTTTAGGATTTTCGCCGTCATACTTATCTCCATTAATATCTATCAGAGACTTAGGATTTCGTATTTCAAATTGGCTCCAATCTACAGTACCATTGAACAGAGTGGTATCGTCAATGAGACCATCCAAGATTATATTCTCAGCTTTCTTCTTGTCACATTGATATACTTCCTTTGACTTTTTGAGATTCCAGGCATACACACCCATCCAAGTTTCCTTACCAGTATCAGAGTTTATCCAAGTAATAACAATAGGAAAACCATCAGGGTGACACTTAGCACCTGTGAAGAAGTCCTTCTTTATATCACCTAAGCCATTTACTACGCTATCATTGGAGTAATTAGATTCGTATGGATATTGCTGACCAATAGAGCGAGACTTATACACCTGTTCCATCAGCCAATAGCCCACTATACACTGACCACGGAAGGCATCAATGTAGTACTTCTTCAAGTGGAAACTATCTTGTGTTGGGAAATCACCAAACTTAATCTCACTTGCATCGTTGAGGTCTATTGCCATATTCTTCACATAGTAATACATAGATGAAGAGCCTTGTGCATTCAAGATAACTGGCTTGCGAAAATAGTTTCCGTCCTTGTCATTGTACTCAATTTCTGCTTCAATATCATCAGTCTTTGTCGCTGGCAGCTTAGGTGCATAGATTCTCACCTGTGCAGCAATGCGTGGGATAGGAAGCTCTATATGGGATTCCTTGCTAAAATCAGAAGGATTCTCCATCTTGATACCAGCAGACTTGAAAGCATCATTAACCTCTTTGGCTGCTTCACTAGATAATTCTAGGTGTTTAGCAGAAATCTTGTGCTCATGGCGAGTACCCTCTGAATCTCTGTAACCAAGAATCTTATCTTCTGCATCCGTTGTGATTTCAGTTCTACCCTCAGGGTCTTCAATATGAGAAAACTCTGTCGGAATAGTTTCGGACTTCGCATTGTAGATATAGTGACTACCATCGGGATGCGTTGCAGACAACACTTTACCTTCTGAATCTTGCTCAACTGCAAGATATTCCTCGTTATCCTGCAAAGAGAATACGTCAAGAAGTTCTTTGAGATTGGCGTCTATTGTACCTAACTTCTCCTGCAATGATGCAAGGTCTGATTGAAGCTGAGAGACAACTTGTTTCAAGGCATTGACTGCATGGATTTCTCCAATGATTTCTCCGTCTCTTCTGATACCAAGGAGCACATGATTAGCTGCATCAAGCCAGACTGCGAAGAACTCTTCATTCTGCTCAACGTGATACATTTCACTAAGAGGAAAATATGGCTTGCCAGTTGCTCTGTAGAAACCAAAGAGAACCTTATCATCTGAATCCACTATAGCTTTGATGAACTCTTCGTTCTCAATTATTCTAAAGCACTCCTTTACTTCATCTTCAATGAGTGATTTGCCTTCTTCTTTATCAACCTTCGTGTCTTTAAGGTTTTTAATGTCTTCTCCTAACTTGGTGCTGATACTATTGAGATTTGCAAGGATGCTTGTAAGGGTCTGAGTATTATCAATACTAGCAAAGAAGTTCTTCAACTCCTTCAATGTGTCAATAGCACTTGTAGTATCATCATCACCCAAGATAGTGGTAATCTTATCAGCCAATAAATTTACTTGTGACTGCAATCTGTCCTCTACTGCACTTGTCTTACCAAATACTGGAGTACCATCCCACTGAATACCGAAGAGGAGTTTGTCCTCTGCATCTACCTTGGCAAAGATGAACTCTTCGTTCTGAATGTAGCGGAAAGGAGTTTCTACTACCGTTCCTTCCTCATCCTTAATAGCTGTCTTGTCAACAACCTCATCTACTGCACTTTGGATATTGACTGCGGTAAGTTTTGACTTCTCATTATTATAAGTAACTGCTGTAGCCTGACTTGCACCACCAGTAGCAGCTATACTTTCGATGGTTTCTTCCATCTGAGTACTGCGAGTCTGCAACAATGAAATATCTTCATCGTTGGCGGTGATTTGCTGCTGCTTATCATCAATCTGTGATTGCTTATCATCTAGCTGTCTCTGATGGTCTTTCAGTGTATCATCTACGTTTTGAATGGTTTCTACCAAATTCTCAGGAAGACCAGTGGCTGCATTAATAGTCTGACGAAGCTCTGGGTCTAACTTCTCTACACCGATGGTGTTGTCTTTCAACTTGTCTTTGGTGATGGAGTTCTCTGCTAACTTCTCATTGGTGATACTTCCATCCTCCAGTTTCTCGTTGCTGACAGAACCATCTTGGAGATTGGTGTTGCCAACAGAATCAGCAGCCATCTTTTCGTTGGTGATAGCACCATCCTTGATTTGCTGAGTTGTTAACTCATCAGTGACGTTGACTTTCTTGTCGAGTGATTCCTTGACGGATTCTCCCGATTCCTCGTCTTTGACGTACTTTGAATATGTCAGAGTCTCGTCTTTGCGCCCACTTACTAGGATGCTGTTGTACTTTTTCTTTTCTGCCATATTATTCTTTTAATTTAATTTGATATTCGTTATCATCACCAGCTACAAGTTCGTCTGACCAATAGTAGTAGAGGTCACCTAGCTTTGTGGTGTTCATGGATGCCTCGAACCCACATTGATTGAATACGAGCGGCTGGCGGCTTGCAAACCAGATGTATGGTTTATCTTCTGTGGTTGTGATGGTGAGAGTCTGACCGACAAGAGTGCCTTCCATAAGCGTAAGGTCTTCCATGTTCAACTCACTCATGTTCTTGGCTAACGAAGCTCCATAATAGCTTGCCTTGACGGTTCCACTTGCTGTGATGGTAACATATCCTGATACGGCTGGTATGAAGACCTTGTGGGTGTTGATGTTGTAATATTCAGCAGTAACGTCCTTTCCGTCCATGATAACCTTTACCTGACCGATGCTGAAACCTTCTATAGGCATGAACTGAGCTTCCAGTTTCTTTCCGTTGCTGATAGTTCCGTTAATTACGAAGTTCTCCTGACTCTCCACCATTTGAGTTTCCCCATTGATGGTATAGCTGAACTTAGCGTTATCAACGATGAAAGAAATAGGGCAAGTAGACTGATTCTCGGTCACGATGTAGTAGCGAAGGTTGAATAAGCCAGTATGCTCTCCTTCCGTGATGCCGATAGGAACATTACTCATAGAGTTGTGTTCTACTATTCTCAGAAGGTTGCGCTCGATGCTGACCATTTCGCTGCCCTCATACTTCCATGATACCCTGACGTTATAGTTTCCGTAATCAAGGGTGGAAGGAATGTCGCATATCAGTACGTTGCCTTGGATTCCTGCTACTTGTACTGGAACAGAAATTGTATTGCAGAAACAGCCCGACAACTCAACTCTGATGTCGGTAGCTAGATTCATATCGAAGTCAACGAGTCGCTGGAACTCTTTCGATACGTCCATCTTCCGCACCAAGATGTGGAGTTTGAAACTATTTCCTTGTACTATTTTATAAATCATATTTTGGTACACATTATTAATAATAGGCAAAGATAGGCAGAATTTTCTCCACCTATCTTTTATCCGTTTATTTAGGGCAGAAAAATTTTAGATTAAGCCCTTCCATCTGAGAAATTTGCGCTTGCGGCTGCGCTTTCCCTTCTCACTCTTGCAGTTGGTATGGTAGACGCAATCCTTGAAGAGGTCTCTTACCTTCATGTCGTTATCTACCAGTTTGGTCTTCTTGAATGCCTCGAAGAGTGAACGGTTCATAATCATGAGGTTGCCCTTCTGCGTAGGAAGGACGTAGAAGATTTCGCCATTGTTCTTCTTGGATGCGTAGTCTGCCTTAGCCGTAGCTTGGCGGTACATGATTTCGCACTTGATGCGCTTGAAAATCTTTGTTACTTTCATAATCGTAATTATTTGTTTGTGAAACTATATGATGGTTGCTGCCGAAACAGAAACCTTTCTTCTCATTACTCTTGCCTGAATGGAAATCATCTTAGGCATTTCCATTTCATTGAAACAGATGTGGAGTCCGATGGCTCTAGTCATGAGCAAATCATCGTGCTTTCCGTCTGCTGCCTCGTATACGGTTCCGTTCTTCTCGTAGGTGAGATATTCATCTAAGCATCTATCGTCTCGCTCTACATAGAGTTGTTCACGGATAGCCTGAACCAATACTGAGATAACCATTGGCTTGGTTGCCACGTTGGTATGGAATCCGTACTTCACTGGAACCTTATTCTTGATGTCTGATTCGCTCTGTTTGCGTGCATAGAGGTTGTCGTATACGTCCTTGATTTGATTCAGGATGAACTCAGACTGGTCACCACCTTCCAAGATGTGCTCCTTGTCTTTCGTCTCCAATGTGTTGGATTCAATAACCAACAGAGCATCGTTGTAGTATTTGGCTATCTGAGCCGCCTTCCATGCCAGCAAGTCCATATCAATATGCCCATACCATTGGGCTACCACATACGGCTTGCCACCTTCCATCATCCAATAGCGGTCGAAGACACATATAACAGACCAGTCGGCATTCTTGCTACGTCCACCAATATCCACTACGACCAGATAGCGGTTTATCACCTTGCAATCATCAAAGGTCTCAGGCTTGCTCCATATCCACAACTGCCCCTGCTTGTCTTCACAGAACCGTACATTCTGCATACACTTCTTGCCTTTGTAGCCATCACCATAAACATCACCGATGAATTTAGGTGCTCGGCATCCCTTGCGGAATTTGTCAACCTTGTCTTCGGCAAACACCTTGGCTCCTGAATGCTTGAATGCTTCAATATCATCGGTAGGGTAGCCAGCAGCCATATCGGCATGGTCGGTGAATTTCCGGCGCTCGGCAATATACCAGTTGATGGCTTCGAGTGGAGCACCAAGCGTCCATAACTTCCAAAGATAGGTACATGGCTCCTCTCGGTCGGACATCGTATTGGTATTGTTGCGGTTCTCGTATAGCCATTTGGCAAACTCTACCTTCTGTTTCTTGCTTTCAAATTCAAGATGATACATATCGTATATCTCGTACCAAGGAACAAAGAATGGTTCAAACTGAGATTGTCCCTTTTTGGCGGCAAGCCATTCCTTGTGGAAGAAGTTGCCAGTACCATTGGCTGTGGATTCATAGGCAATCATCGTGTATGGTCGGTACAAGATACCGTTTGTAGCATTCTGTACTACCTCCTCAGGAGATTTACCATCTGTCTTTTTCCACAAACCAACCTCGGAAAGGTGTACCAAGTTGTAGTCTTCACCATTGGCTGACAACGGTCGTTCCATGGAACCAACCTTAATCTTGCAGAATCGCTGAGGAACCTTCTTTACGTTGCCTGATGTTCCCACTCCAACAAACTTCGGTTCGTTCTCAGAGAATGCTTCTCCCATTTCGTAGAGGAACTTGGTCGGGAAGTTTTTCAGAGCTTCCTCGAACATACCTCGGATGGTCTCTGCTGTGTCCTTCACCTGAGCCACGATGAGCGAGTTGAGACCCTTCTGCCACATGAGTTGCAGCCATAGGAAGTACATCTGAATAACCGTAGAACCTCCCCATTGTCGGGCTTTCAGCAGGATGAGACGGATAGGTCGATTCTTCTTTCTTCGCTCCTCCAGCCACCTGAGCAGTCTTCGCTGCGGTCTTCTGAGCACAAACCGGAAGGGGAGACCTCCACCTTTCGGCTTGATATAGATGAATGTGGCAAAGAAGAAGAAAGGGTCGTGTTTCATCCTGATGCGAGTAAACTGCTCCACCAGTTGCTCAATCTCTTCTTCTAGTTCGTATGGTTCGTCTATATCCTTGTGCAGTTCCTCGATTACCGCCTTGCAGCTACCAAACTCGATGAGCATCTTGACGAGCGGAATCTTCTTCATCGAAACTGGAAGCTGCTGTCTCTGAATCGGGAAATCAGGAAGGAAGAGCAGGAATCGCTTATCTCCACAACCTTCACCCTTGATAGGATTGAATGGTGTGTTGATTTCCTTGATTCGTTTCTCGTTCTCTTTCAGGATGCCCAGTACATGTTTGTCTACAGCATCAGTCAGTTTGGCGGTTACTTGTCTTGGCATAGCGGTGCATTTAAATATCCCCACAACAGACCAAGTACATAGCAATAGATGTGGACTCCAACTGCCATGCAAGGGAAGAAGATTCCAACACAGATATATAGGAGAATGGTGAGATTGTATCTTACCTTATTCTCCACGTATGGGGCAATAAAGCCCATGTAAGCATAGATAAAACCGCTTAGACCGATGATTGGTAGGGAAGAGGTGAATGGATAGCTGATGGCTATGAGATAGAATGCCACCAAGTGACCGATGCCACAAGGGATGGCTCGGTAGCATTGATGGAAGACATAAAGGTTGATGGCTGCATGAAAGATGTTCTGATGAAAGAAAGGGTAGCTTAGACGGTTCTGAATAGAACAATCTTCAAATAGACCCATGCCATCATATCCAAGAAAAGTGATACACATTATTATAATGTACCCAGCATAAAGCGCAATCTTCTCTTTCGTCTCTCGTAGCATCTTTGCTTCTCCTCCTTTCTCACCCTGCTAAGAATTACGTGTATGCTTTGAGGAGTCAAATAGAAACTGGGTGCTTTTTCAGCACATACACGTTTGATAATATCCATATTACTGAGATATGGCTCATTACTCTTATGAATCTGGAATCGTCTGAAAATCTCCTGATACATTTCCTTTCGGGTAGGTATCATGTTATCAAGAGGTTTTCCTTTCAGTAAGTCTAATATGACTATATAAGCACGGTCTTCTGAAACCCAAAATCTTCTGCTCGGAGATTGGGCTAGCTTTTCCTCAATCTCTGAGAGTCTGATATTGTCTCTTACATTAATAATTTCTTTGTAAGCCCTCAATAAATCAGCATCACGTTCCTCTATAAAATAGCATCGTGAATCCTTATATTTCATATCTGACCCTGCAAATATACAAAAAAGTATTGAATTAGTCGCATCCGATTAGACTAAATTAACGGATAAAAGATGAAAATCGGAAAAAAGCATTAATTTTGGGCATTGATTTATAAATATACACATATATATATGGACGATAATACAAATATTGAGCAGAATGCTGGTGCTGCAAAACAGCAAGATACCAAGACCAAGAGAGACTTGGCTTTGGAGCGTTTGAAGACCCGCCACCCTAATACGGAGTATGCGGATGATGAAGCTATGTATGGAGCCATCAATGATGATTATGATGCCGACCAGAAGGCTTTGCAGGGGTACAAGGATAACGAAAAGGCGATGGGCGATTGGCTGGGTAGTGACCCTGAGGCGGCTACCTTCCTTCAAGCGATGAAGGCTGGCAAGAGTCCTTACGCTGAGTTGATTCGTACACATGGCGAGGATGCCATTGACTACTATTCAGACCCTGATAATGCGGATGAGATTGCATCGGCTCAGTCGGAGTTCTTGCAGAATGCTGCCAACGGCAAGAAATTGCAGGAGGAGTATGACAAGAATATGCCTTCCAGCTATGAGGTATTCGACAAGTTGGAAGAGAAGTATGGCGAGGAAGCTGTGAATGATGCAATTGACCAGTGCTTTCAGGTTATGCGCAATGTGGTGACTGGCAAGTTTACAGAGGAAATGATTACTGCTTTCATCAAGGCTAAGAACCATGATGCTGATGTGGCTGATGCTGCCCATGAAGGTGAGGTTCGTGGCAAGAACAGCAAGCACGTCAAGAACCTTGAACTGAGAAAGAAGGGTGATGGTACTGCCGACCTTGATTCTGCCAATGCAGAGACCAAGCAGACGGATAACCAGCCAAACCTTGGTGCGCTTGGCAGGGCATCACGTAGGGGTAACATCTGGGAGCGTGGAAACGAGAAGAGAACACACATTCGATAATGAGAAAAGGTAAAAAGATAATATATAATGTTTAATTAATTTAGGATAACAATGAAGAAAAGTACATTTAATCGGCTGCTTTCCGTCTTCCTGATGGTTATGGCAGTTATTTTTGGAGTGAATGGTCAGGTTATCATGGCTGAGGCGGCTCTGCCTGATGGCGGTACTACCGAGAGTGGTCATGCTGCGGAAGCTGGTGGTGCTACTTCTGTCGATGATGCTGGCAATGGTGGTGCGGCTCGTCAGGATGATGGTATCGCTACTGAGGGAAAAGGTCGTGAGCACTTTAACGAGAATGGTACGGAGTTCTATGAGAACGACATCAACGACAAGATTACCAAGATTCGTCCGATGGCTACTCCAGTTGACCAGATTTCACGCTATGCGACAACCAAGCCTGCTAGTTCGTTTGTAGTTGAGTATTGGAGTATCGGTACACGTCCTATCAAGACAACCGTCAAGGAGAATACCACGAATAGTACTGGTACATCTATGGTATTGAAGGTAGAAGACCCTGAAATGTTTACTTTGGATGATACCATCCGAGTGGTGGGTGTGAAGGCTATTACCAACTATAAGGGTGTTGCCTATTCAACAATTACAGATGCTCCTACTCCTGATTTGGAACTTTGCGTTTGCGGTAAAGATACAGAGGGTTATCCTATTGTGTATGCTGTAAATGGTGAGTTGGTCAGCAAGCAGGCTATCGGCATTCCTGTTTTGAAGAAGGGTCAGGTACTTATCCGTATGGCTAAGAGTTGCGGTGAGTTGGATGTACAGACAGGTCGTTTCAACAACCTTCCTGATTCTGAGATTCAGTACTGCCAGAACTTCATGATTCAGGTAGAGGAGAGTACCTTTAATAAGATTGCAGCTAAGCGAGTAGACTGGGATTTCTCTGACATCGAGGAGGATAGTATCTATGATATGCGTCTTGCGATGGAAGGTACTTATCTCTTCGGTGATATGGCTTGTATCAAGCATACTACCAAGAACAACTCTGCCCAGTGGTTTACCAAGGGTATTTGGTGGATGGCTGGTAAGGATATTGAGGTAGGTCATGTTGCTACTGCTGACGATATTAAGAAGGGCTACGGCAAGAATGAACGAGTGATTACTGATTTGGAGTTGGTTGACATTTCAAAAGACTTATTTGTTGGTACTGGTATCGGCAACAAGCGCAAGGTGATTATCGCTGGTTCAGATTTCGTGAGCGCATTCAGTAAGATTGATTCTGACAAGTTCCGCTTGAAGGACACCGTTGAGGTTTGGGACTTGAAGTTCAAGAGTTGGGAGACTGACTTCGGTGAGGTGTTGATGATTCACTCTGAGTTGTTTGACATCTTCGGCATGAGCGACTGCGGCTTTGCCCTTGACCCTGAGTTCTTGGTTAAGCGAGTACACTTGTCTTGGACACGTAACGTGCTCGACTTGAAGAAGGCTGGCATCCGTAACACAGATGCAGTAGTTATTCAGGAGGTAGCTTGTCTGTACTTGAAGTACCCTAAGGCACACGCTCGTATGCGCCTTGCTGCGGTTCCTCCAACAGAAAGTGCAACTGATGCAGAAGAGGCCAAGGCTGCTGCCTAAAAGCAGGTAGAATTGCAAATTATTCATTAAATAGTGAGGGGTGTGGGCACTAGCCCCATCCCTTTTTTAGTAACACTTATATAAATAAGGTATAATCATGTTTAAGAAATATCAAGCTGGTTCGGATTTAGCATTCAGCGTTATGGTAGGTAACGAGCGAATGCGTATTGTTTTTGAGGGTAAGACCATGGGAAGTAGTGTCTATATGACAAGAGACCCGAAGGTACAGAAGGCTATCGAGTCTCATTATTGGTTCAACGACAAGTTCTTCTTGGTGGAGAGTATTGACGAGAAGAAGGAAGCTGCGGAAGCCAAGAAGAAGGCTGCTGCCAAGGAAAAGAAGAAGACTGCTGACGAGAAGAAGACCCACTTAGTGACAGACGTTGAGGATGCCAAGGAATATCTGGCTGAGACCTATGGTGTGAGCCGTTCTAAGATGAAGACCAAGGAAGACATCTTGGCTATTGCCAAGGAAAAGGGTGTTGAACTAGATGGTTTAGAGTAATGGTAGAATATGCTGTATCTGATTTAGTGAAAGATGTGAAGGTGCTCTTGGATAGAAACCAAGAGTCTGCTGGTTTGCTGGCTCCTAGCGATTCTGATACACTCTCGCAAGCAGAACTTATTGAGAGTAAAATCGTAGATGCAGCAAGAATCATTCTTTCTGAAGCTCCTGAGGATATGGTGGAAGGTACTGCGTGTACGAATGAAGTGACATGGACGGATAGCAACGGCTATTACGTGGGTAAGATTGTTTTGCCTACCGATATGCTGAGAATCCTTTCTGTGAAGGCAGAAGGATGGAACCGTCCTGCCGAAATCATTTCAGAGAGTGATGATGCCTACAAGTATCAGAACTGCAAATATGGTGTGAGGGGAAATCCTGAGCGACCGATTGGGGCTATCGTGCATACGGCTAACGGCAAGAGTATCGAACTATATACCAGCACAAAGAAGGATGCTACGTTGGCATTCATCTACGTTCAGATTCCATCTATCACTACCGAACAGAAAATCAGTTTGCCTTCCGTCCTGAAAGATTCTATTCTTTACATGGCTGGCTATCTCACTTGTGTCAGCCTTGGCGATACCGATACTGCAAGCGGATTCCTTGGAGTGGCTAGAAAGTTGGCACATATTGTTGAACCTACAACATCATAAATTATGGCAAAGAAGAAAGATGAAACCAAACTGCTATCGTTGAGTAGGGTACTTGACAAGGAAGAACTGGATAGCGTGAAGGCATCCAAGAACCGATTTGACAAGCCTTACGAGCGTGCCTTCTCTATCTTGCTGGAGGCTCAACGATACTATAACAACATGGATAACTTCCGAAAGCGAAGACTGAGAAACAAGCGATACTGCTATGGAGACCAGTGGGGCGATACCATTGAGTTCAAAAGCAAGTGTGGCTTTACTAAGCGTATCAGAGAGGAAGACTATATCCGTGAGCAGGGTAGCGAACCATTGAAGAACAACCTTATCAGAAGATTGGTGAAGAATGTACTGGGTGTATATCGCTCCCAGAGCAAGGAACCAACATGCAACGCTAGAGATAAGGATGAAAAGCGATATGGCGAGACCATGAGCGTGGTGCTGCAATGTAACCGACAACTGAACCGAGAGACGGAACTGGATGCACGAACCATGGAAGAGTTCCTGATAAGCGGTGCTGCTATCTATAAGAAAAAGTATGGATGGCGAAGAGGTAGGTTGGATTGTTGGACGGACTACGTGAACCCGAACAATTTCTTCATAGACAACAATATGAGGGATTTCCGTGGTTGGGACGTGAGTTGCTTGGGTGAGGTACATGACATTACCATCGGCAACGTATTGAGAGAGTTTGCCAAGTCTCCTGCTGAGGCTCGTAAGTTGAAGGAGATATACCGGTTGGCGGCTAACCGAGATTTCGTGATTGCTGACTGCACTCAGCGATTCGGTGAGTTCGACCCTAAGACCATCGACTTTATGAATCCTGCCAACCCTTCGCTCTGCCGAGTGATTGAGGTTTGGCGAAAGGAGAGTAAGCCAAGGTACCGATGTCACGACTACAACAATGGCGATGATTTCAAGATTGATATTGAGGATAAGGCTGATATTGTAGATGCAGAGAACAGAGACAGAATCAGGCGAGGTTTGTCTGCTGGTATGCTGGAAGAGGATATTCCTCTGATTGATGCCGAGTGGTTTATGGATGATTACTGGCATTTCTACTATCTTTCTCCTTTCGGTGATATTCTGAGAGAAGGTGAGACTCCTTATGCTCATGGTGAGCATCCATACTGCTTTAAGTTCTATCCTTACATTGATGGCGAGATTCACAGCTTCGTTGAAGATGTGATTGACCAGCAGAGATACGTGAACCGACTAATCACGATGTATGACTTCATCATGAGGGCGAGTGCCAAGGGTGTGCTGCTCTGTCCTGATGATTGTCTGCCTGATGATATGAGTTGGGATGATTTCTGCGATGAGTGGAGTAGGTTCAATGGTGTGGTGAGATACAAGCCAAACAATAGCGGTCAGGTTCCTCAGCAAGTAGCGAACAACTCTACGAATATCGGTATCGGTGATTTGCTCAGCTATCAGTTGAAGTTCTTTGAGGATATATCGGGAGTGAATGGTGCGCTACAAGGTAAACCAGGAGTATCAGGTACGAGCGGTTCGCTCTATGCCCAGCAGACACAGAATGCTACCATGTCGCTGCTTGATATTTTGGAGACTTTCAGCCAGTTTATCATTGATGGTGCTTACAAGACCGTGAAGAATATGCAGCAGTACTATGACGTGGCTCGCAACTTCAATATCGTGGGTAGGGCAGGACAGATTGTACACTACGACCCTAAGAAGATTAGAGACGTGGAGTTTGACATCAACATCACGGAAAGTACGGCTACTCCAGTATACAGACAGATGGCAAATGAGTTCCTTATGACTTTGTGGCAGAATCAGGCTATCACGCTGGAGCAGTTGCTGCAAGTAGGAGATTTCCCATTTGGAGAGGAGTTGCTGCAATCGGTGGCATCCAATCAGGAAGCTATCAAGAATGGTGAGACTCCACAAGAATTCTCTCCTCAGCTACAAGCACAAGTGGCTCAGGCATCACAGAGCAATCCGAAGGCTCAGGCGATGTTGCAGCAGATGATGAGCGGTCAGGGGGTGAGTCCTGACGGACAGAACCCACCGCTTGCTGCTTAGTTTATAGTTAATAGTTAATTGTTTATAGTTATGATTGCAGACAAACCAAGTGACAAGGAATGGTATGGCAATGGGAAACCTGATGCCAGCCAAGGTGGCAACCCGAATGGTGGTGTTGCTTCAGAGACCCAAGGTAGGGAAGACAAGCCCGAACTTTACGAGAATGACGTTATCGGAAAGGTGGCGAAACGCAAGAAAAACGACATCTGGACGAGGGGTGGAGAAAAGAGAACTAAATTTAAGGACGAATAAAGAAAGGAGGTGTTTTTATCGTAACTGCATTTATCTGACATTCAGATAGATACAGAAATATCTACGAGTTTATGGTGCTGCGTTTAAGATATTGGTATCTTTGCAGCATCATAAACTTTTAAATTATATAGGTATGAATTTCGTAGAGTTTGTAGAAAAGTATCAGCAGGAAATGGCTCCTGAACAGATGTTGGCTATAGCTAAGGCAGTCGGCAAGTATCTCTCATGCAAGTTGAGCGATGTGGAGGAACATCATCTTTGTGCGATGGTGTATGGTGTGTTGAGCGAAGAGCATTTTGATAAGCACTTTGCCGATGATGCTATCAGCAAGATGTGGTATGAGGATGCTGACGGAACAAAGCACATGGCTCCCTTCTTCTCGGATGATGAGATAAGAGAAGCCTTTGACAAGCATAAGGATGATATATCTGATTACACCATCCATGATTTGGCTGTGACTATGAACCTGATGAGAAGTGACCATCATGTGATGCTGGAGCGATATAGCAAAGATGCTGATGAGTTGAATGAAATGGTGGTTTTGATGGCTATCGAGTATCTGCAAGACCCTGACTGCTTGCATCCTACCAGCAAAATATGGCACACAATAAACGGATAAAGTAACTAATTGGGAATCATTTCTTATCTTTGCATATTATTAATAATATATAAATATAAGATATGACTCCAAATGTACGTGAAGGATTGCAATATGGTGCAGCTATAGGAATGCTAGTGAGTGGTGTTGTACTCACCTTCCTATCATTCTTTCTCAACAATTATGTGGTGTCTGATGGTGTGCTGTGGTATGTCAGTCAGACATTGGTTTACTCTGGAGCAATATTCGGGGTAAACGTTTATTTCAAGACAAAACTAGGTAATTTTGAGAGCAAGGTGAAGGATGAACTCGCAAGTATGCTGAAACAAGTGAAGGAGGGCAAGTAATATGAAGGTAACAAGAGAACAGATTTTGGCTATTATGCCGAATGCCAAGGATAAGGTGGATGCGTTCCTACCTTACATCAATGGCTATGCTGAGGTGTTCCATATTGATACTCCTAAGCGTATGGCTCATTTCTTGGCTCAGATTGCACATGAGAGTGGCGAACTGAGATACACCAAGGAACTCGGCAACAGAAACTATTTCCACAAGTATGATGTTGGCAAGTTGAAGAATATGCTCGGCAACTTGAAGGATGGTGATGGCTATAAGTATCGTGGCAGGGGTTTGATACAGATTACTGGCAGAGCCAACTATCAGGCTTATCAGAACAGCAAATATTGTACTGGTGACATCATGGAGAATCCTCAGTTGCTGGAGCTTCCGCTAGGAGCAACGAAGAGTGCTATGTGGTGGTGGTGGAAACATGACCTGAACAAATTGGCTGATAGTGATAGTTTTCTTGCTATTACAAAGACCATCAATGGTGGCACTTACGGTTTGGAATCAAGACGCAAGTACTTGAAGAGAGCATTGGTAGCACTCAAAGTATAGGCTTATGAAGAAGTGGTACGATACTGATTTCTGGCAACTCCTGATATATGTTTTGGGTATGTTGCTGATAGCTTTTTTTCTGTCGGGATGCAAGACAAAATACGTCCCGATGGAAAAAGTTATATGTCGGGACGTAGTAAAACACGATACGTTGCATACTTCTGACAGCGTTTTTGTGCGTGATTCAATCTTCCTCAGACAGAAGGGAGATACTTGCTTTCTTGACCGATGGCATGAGAAGACCATCTATAAGAATGTGTATAAGGTGAAGGTTGATTCCTTCCTGAAAAGAGATTCCATCCCAGTACCCTATCCAGTAGAGAAGGAGTTATCCAAGTGGGAGCAGTTTCAGTTGAAATACGCTATCTGGTCATTTGGGGCACTCTGTGTCTTGCTAGTCGTTTTAGGTTATAAACTATATAAAAAGATAAAGAATGGCAGATTTCACATTGACAATCAAGAAAAGTGACGTGTATGAGGAGGTAGCAAAGACTACTGCCTACATAGGCGCAAAGAACAAACTGGAGGATGGAAAGTCGGCATTTGACCAAGTGTTTGTGACGGATGCAGACTTGACGATGATTGAGAGGTTCTTCAATGAATCGCTGGATGCGCTGAGAAACGTGCTGAAACGATTTATCTCAGGAGGCTCAGGAGTAGATGGAACCATCACTTGGCAACTCGAAATGCCTAGCAGATTTGATGATAACCTACTCAGTTCCATCAACTCATCTGCCAACTCGTTCTTGGTGAACAGCATCATCGGGAAATGGTGCGAGATAACAGCAAACGACAAGGTGAAGGAGTATGTAGATAACGCTGCTGCATTATTGCTCGACATCAAGGATAAAGCGTTTTTCAAAAAGAAACCAACACGAACAAAAATATCATAATATGCCAAGAAAAGATTTAACGATAACGTTGTATATGAGTGAACTCATTTATGACTTCCAGAACAAGGCATTCCTGACTGGGCGTAGCAGAAGAGCTGCTGACATGGATTCTGAGGCTGCAAGCAATATTCAGGCAAGTGATGATGATGAAGACAAGAATCAGGCATTGCGTAGCATTCAGAATGCGTATAGTCAACTGCTTGTTGAGTTGAGTGAGTCTGTTCGAACAGGCAATGGTACTACTGCGTCAAACGAGTTGATAAGTGGTGATACCAATATTGTCATTAACCTATCCCTTCCATCCAATTATCCGCTTGCTTTGAAGGATGCACTTACAAGTTCTATCCATGAATATATTATCAACAAGGCTTTGATGGATTGGTTCATCATTACCAATCCTAACGAGTCGAAGACTTATTCTGAATTGTCTGTTGTAGCCATCAAGAATCTGCATGAGACCTTCAATAGACGTGAGAGACCAAGTAGAACGGCTCCTAACGAATAAGGAAGGAGGTGAGTATGAAAGAATGCAGAACATGTAATCTTGGTTACAAGGTAATGATAGAGCTTCAGAAGAAGGAACTGGTGTTTGACATCAAGAATACGGCTGCTGCCTATGCGGATTCAATCTCCAGTTCTGTAGAGGATTCACACCTGATTCATAACGTCTATGATGTGGGCGAGGATGGCAATCGGGATAAACTGGCTAGGATTCTTGACTCAGCGGTAGAAGACTGCAAGGAAATGCTTTTCCGATATACCAAGCTGGAAATGCTGGGAGGTGGATTTGATTCCAATGAGTGGGAAGAGTGTATAGGTTCGCCAACCAATGAGGAGGATGCCTATTATCTAGCCATGAGAATGCCAAGTGGATTCTCGAAGACAAGTGTGCATACCATGACGGTATACATTCACGATTATATTGTGAACCAGTCTTTATATGAGTGGTTAATGATTGTTTATCCTGATGGTGCTGATAGGTTCTGGGCACTGGCTGAGGATAAGAAACAGAAGATTAAGGATGCCAGCAATCGCTCGGCTGGTAGAGCAAGAATCGCTTTGCATCCATTTTAAATGATTAGTCGTTTAAGGCTAAGATAAAGCAAGGGAAGCTATCCATCACGGACTGCTTCCCTTTATTGTATTAAATCACATAAATAATATTTATCTAAGTTTGTTCTGCCATCTTGGTTGGAAAGCAGTAGAAATGCTGCTGATGCTTTCATCAGCGTTCATCTTACCAATGACGGCAACTCTGAAATAGCGGTATGGAGAGCCAACCAAGTTTCTAAGACTATTGTCTATAGAAGAACCGATATAGAACCAATGTTTCATATCGTTGCTTCCAAAAAGAATCTGTCCGTTAGATTTGCTGGAGTCGCACGTCCAATAACCACGGATAAGACAAGTAAACATAGTCTTATGGCTATCTCCCTGACCAAGCGTTAATGGTCGTGTGCAGAAAAAGAAAGGAATGTTGTCGCTCGGTTCTTCAACGTAAACATTAACAATCTTTCCTGCACCGTTGATAGCGTATGACTCAGGGTAGCTATTAACTCGCTTGGCGAACACATTCACCATCGTTCCCCACAAATTGCTTTTCAGGGAATACACATACGCATAGCCATAGCTAGGATTGAAGACGATGATACGGCTATCGTAATAGTCGTAAATCATGTCGGCATTTTTCAGATACTTCCTGAATCTAACATAGGCTACTTCTCCATCTTCAAAATCTTGTAGTTCAAGAATAGAGATAGGGTAGTATTGATTTTTCTTGGAATAGCTGTATATTAGAGTGAAGTCGAATGGAAAGCCATCCAACACATCTGTAATGCACTCAGATTCTCGCCCTCGCTGCATCATGATACCTCGCTCGGTAGGGAACAGAACTGCATCATCAATCTGCAATATGCCCTTAGGGTTAGAGCAAATATCTCTGTTGGCTGGCTGTCGGGCAATATAGGTTCCTTCTTCTCCAAGCATCAATACCCAAACACCTTCATCGGTAAAAGCGTAGAGTGGGGCATCACCAAACTGACCTTCGCTGATTGGTCGGGTATTTGCTGCCATTGCACTAACGATGGATGAGCCAACCTGAACACTATTCTTGGCAGGGAAGACTAGAGGATTCTCAGCTTCGCTCACTCTGATAAGTGAAGGTTGGTAAGAATCATCTGAGTTTGATGCGGCAAAACTATCTGCTTTCTGCTTGATTGCATTCCAGTCTGATTCCGTAATATCATACCAATCGCCTCCCATAATATCATCAATACCTCCAGTTAGAGTTTGCACGAAAAATGACAAGCCAAAATTAGAAGGGCTATATAATTTAAAACGTTTTTTACGATACCCAGATGTGCGTTTTTCGTAAACGACAATCTCTTTCACATCACTAATTGGTACAGCGATAATATCCTGACAGTTACCAATATATCCGTTCAGATAGTATGTTCCGTTGTTTGTCGGAATCTCGTATATGGCAGTAAGATATTCTTCATTCTTGTAGCCGTATGGTTGGCGAACCAAACTGGAATCTATGTTCTTTCTGGGCAAGTTCTCAATAGAAGTGCAAAAATTTGAGGGGTTTCAGGCTTTATAATCTATACCTGAAAACACCGAGGGGTTTGGGGGC